CACCTTCCTTTGCGAGCGACTTCAGCGGCACCGGTTCAAAGCAACGTGCCTCCCTGAACTCCGGGAGTACGTACAATTCGCAGAAGAGCATTCCTCTGCGCCCGATAAAGGTCTTCCGCTGATGAAGCCCGCTCCCTATCGCCTCCACTCTCAGGCGATAGTTATCAACCGCTTCTGGCATGCACGCCGAGCCAACGTCATCTCCACAGAGCAACGTCTTGGAGCCCATAGGGCGTGCACACCAACCGTTAAGAAGACTGAGAATGGTAAACGAGCACGGGGTGCCCATCAAGATCCCACGGACAATGGGAACCAAGACGCAAAGCGTCTTGCCATCCTCAGCCAACTCGGTCTCGAAGCGCTTGACTACCTGGTTCCTCTTACGAGGCGGCAAATCTTCGAGTTTGTAACGCACATAATGCCTGCGATGTCCTACGCCCAGCGTCTCGGACATGCAGTCAACGGTCTGGGGGTCCAACCCAGCCCGCCTGAGGCCGCGAAGCACGGCCCGAACTGCATCGTGTGCAAACCCGTCGGTTGCCTTGGTAAGATCTGCGGAAACGTAGACCTCACCACTCGCAAGACCTATCTTGGCAGCGCTGGCCTTTGCAGGCTCATCGGCTCCGAAGAGTCGCTGATCAGAATGCTTGACAGCGTGCCAAGTCCGTTGACGACATACGTCGCCCGCGGCAAAGAGGGATCCAGGAGGGACGGTGATTATCCTACTCTTATCTCCTTGCTCACCTATAGCGGTTGCAACATGCACAACCGGATGGTCTTCCTTTACGAACCGCTCTACCAAACGAGCGGCGGGAAGCGCCCGCGCGGATACGATATACTGCGCAAGACCATCTTCTGCTGTAGGATAAGCCTGGTTCCAGAGTTGCCTCGTAAGAGGCCCACAGGAAACGGGTGGCATCGGTGGGTCAACACCCAAGAATGCCGGGTCTTCCGCAAGTCGGTAGATCCATGCGTTATAACCGCCGTTTGCCTTGCTACACTCTCGAACCGCGTGGTTAGAGTTAGGAGAGGATACATGAAGCGTTCTCCCAGTAAAGGTTCCTGCTGTGAGCTTCCAGACGTAATGCTCAATTTGGTTCTGGATCGCAACCGGGACCTCACTTCTGTCAACAAGAAGCTCAAG